GCCTCTTCAGTCAATGCCTTAACAGATATAATAGGGGCATTTATTTTTTCTGAAGAATCAATAAGATCACGGGCAGAAAATTCTGGCTTAACAGCAATCAAATCTTGCGCTTTAAAGTCGTTAGTAATACTCTTATCTTTTTGTAAGACAGGCAATTCTTCTGGAAGAATTTCAATAGTCATAGATTATCCTTAGGGGTTAGTTGACTTCTTAACAATGGATCCAACACCACCAGCAGATTGGAAAATACTGCTGCCCAATCCACCAACTGCACCCCAGATAGCAGCATTACTTTGAGCACTAGCTGCTTCTTGATTAAAAGTAGAAGCCTGTCGAGAGAGTGTCTGCATAGTTTGACTAGCTCCTATCTCCCCAGCTAGGGAAGACTGTAATCCAGCTACTCCACCAATAACTCCAGAGCTTGCCCCAACACCACCAGCTTGAGCTTGTTGTTGCATAGCCCCTCTCTGTATTCTTGCTTGTCTTACAGCAGCATATCTACTGCGAGCAGCAGCTATGTCAGCTTGGCGTTGCTGGATCTCCATAGATTTACGTTGTGCCTTACCCGCTTTACGGGTTTCGATGGCACCACCAACAAGACCAACCGCACCTACTACTGCGGCAGTCGCTGCGATTGTTGCTGTGGTAGCTCCTGCTACTACCATTACTACTGCACTCATTCTTCTATCCTCGTGTCTAAAAAAGCATCAATATAATTGACCAAGATTTCATCCCCCATTAAACCACCAAGGCTGCCACCTATATCTTCAATAGCATACAAACCCACATTCCCTGTGACATCCATAATCATCTTAGCATTGGGTAATGCAGAGTGATTAGTGTACCTACCTGCCGGTGTACGCATCCCATCTATCCTGCTGGGGGCAATATAGTCCCCCTTCTTGATAGGAGCAGTAGCAAACAGCCCCTTGCCATGTATCATTGATGGTTTTACCACAATTGAATAGCTGCCATCAGGGAAAGGAATCAAATCAGACTCATTTAAAGATGCCTGTGAGACGATTTCAGGTGTTACCCCTAGATAAGTACAGGCTTCTTCAAAATCTCTCCTCTCAAGCTCTATAAGATCGTCATAATAGGTGACTAATTCCGATTCATAGACAGACAAAGCCTCGGATTCTTCAAAAAACTCCTTCTCTATAGCATCTACATCCTTAAGATTAGTGCTGTACACATTCAACCACACCGTATCTTCTAAAAAAATAGCAATCTTTCTACCCGCAGGAGTAACCATTGTAGCTGGAGCCACCACTTCTTTACGTTCTCCTTTAACTGTGTAGTACACACAACTTCCAGATAATACAATGTTCATATGAGGGTGCTTATGCATTTTACCTATAGCAAATGCACCAGCTTTTGTATGCATCTCCCTTATATATATACCCGGACCAAACCTATGAACTATGGATGCTTCTGCTTGAGGGCAAGCAAGCCCAGCACTCACTACTTTTTCTATAACATCGTCTGTACTTAACGCTAAGTCTCTGAGAAAAGTATCTTCTTCTATTGATATAGGGTAACTCATGTTGCATCCCCAACTATGAATGGCATACTCCACCCAAGTAACTTCATATCTTTACCAGCTTGGGATTGTATATTCATAGACAAGGCTTTTCCTTTGCCTCTAATTTTGTTCTTAGTAACAATAACAGATTGTCCATAGTTGAATTCATCATTAGCATCAGTAGGTATGTAGTTACGCAACAAACGATATGCTTGGAATTGTGGCCCAATCTTTCCACTATTTGAGTGATTAGCAAAATCCCACCTAGCACTGACTAAACATCCACTAGGACTAAGGGCTTCTAGCCCACCATTAATAGTAGTAAAACCAGTCTCTGTTCTTGTAAAATGAAATGATACATATGGGGATTGTTTCCATTTGGAACTGTCCCCTACAATTTCAAATCCTGTAGTCAGTTCACTAATGTAGTTTTCTCCTACATCATCATAAGTATACCAATCAGTAAATGATCCATTCCTATAACTACTAAAAGTAAACTTAAGATTGCCAGTATTGTTAGGTAAGATAGTTAAGTATTTAGTATAGCTTTCCCCTCGAGCAAATTTACCTGCCGTCACAGCCACATCAACTGTATTTACTTGTACTTGTTCCCCATTAACAACTATTGGATTTGCGTAATCAACAGTTACAAAGTTAGGCATGACTACTAGCCCTGCTATTTGTGGGCTATTAGAGTCTGCATCAATAGATTCAATAGTATTTGTATAAAATGCTTGCAATAAAGTATCAAAAATTAATTCGCGATTGTAATTAAACTTATTGCTAATCCCATCATAAGTAATCTGATCATTGTATATCCATGATATTCTTCTAGTTTCTGGATCAAAAGATCCTTTAGCTAGTTTACGAGCAATAGAAGGAATAGAAGAATATAAAGATTGTATTGTGGTAGCTGAAATATTTTGTGGTCGTAAGTATCCTGATTGTTGATCATACCCCAACGTATAGATACCACCCTCTGCCCAATATGCAACAACACCTTCTACTTCTACAATAGAAGACGGACTCATTGCACCAATACTACCAATCTTATTAACTTGATACCCAGTAGCAGAAAAGCCAGAGTCTGTATCACCTACAATTTCCCACACACCATTTTCAGCTAACACCAATAAAGATCTATCGGTAGGCACAAGTTTAAAAATATTAGCCGCATCTGGGATCTGTATATACCCACCATCAGTAGCTATAATATCAGATATATGTTCAGAAGTAGGATCTGCTTCTTGGTAGCATTCCCCCAAATCTTTTACACTACTTATTAGTTTAGTAAAGAAAATAAATCCAGTATAATCAGGAGATCTTTCATCTGGAGTAGTGATTAAACTTTCTACACCAGAATAAAATACTCTACCTGAGTACGGAGCAGATACAGATACTCTACTATTCTCTTGGTCTACTGGCAAAGATGTAAAGTTAGTATAATTAGATACGATCCATTCACCAGTTAGCGGTTCTCTTTCAATATAAAGATTATTAAAATTTAATTGTGTATTAACATCATAAAATGATGATGCTATGTACACATTAGATTGTTCTTGCCTACTTACTCCACGATTAAAAGCATTGATTATATTCCTTCCCTTTGGTGCAGGGGTGTTACCAAAGTATTGTTTAACCACTAAATCAGGATCAAAGTTTTCGTCAGCATCTTTACCTAATGCTTGTATATCTGCATTAGAAGGATACACTGATTTAGAAGTAAAGAATGCATTGATAGATGTTATATCCCAACCTTGATTTAGTAAATTATATTTGTGGGAATCTGACAATGATGTCGGCCTGTTGTTGACAGGTAACTGATCGTCTATGCCAAACAAATCTCGTATGTAAAAAACTATAGGAGATTTAGAAACAATATCAGTACTAGAATTGTATTCTAAATACACAGGAGAAAACTCTTTGCTTGTTATGATTAAGTATCCATTGATAGAAGAAACATTTATTCTTTCTTGACCTAGCCCACCCATATCTAAGTAGTTGCCACTATTTTTAATATTGGAAGACATGTTTGTTTTAAACATATCAAAAAACCATAGCTTAGTACCTACTTGAACTACTCCAAACTTTAATGTTGGATTGTTAGCTACGTTATTCCAAGTATTAAAATAAATTGCAGAAGTAGCTAAGGCATTTGCAGTACTACCACTGTCGATTAACGTGTGACTGGCTTCGTAATCCATGCCAAGCCTTCTCGCAATACTTCCATCTCTTATAAGTAAAAAGTTATCCACAGAAATAGCGGAATCCTCTGGATAAATCAGAGGAGATGCTTCTGTAATTATCCCTTTAACGAAAGAGAAGTATGTTTTTGTTCCCGCAGATACAGGCATCTAGGATTCGTCTTCCAGTTTTTTAACTGGCTGTTTAGCTGGTTTCTTTTCAGGAGGTACAGCAAGATCCACTGCTTTTTTAGCTTCAGCTTTGGAAGTAAACAATCCGTCAAATGCCTTTGGCAATTCTCCGCCAGTAACGAATCTAATTATGTACCCGTAGCCCTTGGGACCAGCTTCAATGCAGACTTCTTTCTCACCGTACTTCATTATTTCTTGCCTCGTCGTCCATAATTAGGGTAGGTTATGCCGCCCTCAAGTCTCCAACGATCTTGTGACAACCTTCGTCGTTGTCTTATAGCACGTTGCTCTTCTTTGGGATTGGCCGCTTGCTTAAGAACATTAAATGCCACTGACTTAGCTTCTGATAACAAATAAGGGAATGCCTTAGAAGGAAGATCAGGAACAAACGTATCAAGCAAACTAAAGTTAGGCTCTTTGTAACCATAAGCCTGTAGCTTACTGGCCTGTAGTGTTGATTCTAAAGCACTGTTGTAGCTATCGAATACTAATACATCATTATCAAATGAAGTATAATATGTAGGAGCAGCATCATTAAGTATAAGCAATGCCACTTGATCTGCATTGAATACTGTAGTTATATTAGCAGCAGTGCTATCCCTCTGGTTAAGAAAACTTATAAAGTCTTCTGGGTCCAAGTACATTAATGATGTATATGCATCCTTGTCGGCAATTTCTTTCTTTTTGTTATACTTAATCCACTCAACATACCTGATGTTATCAGGCATAGTCATGTGCGTAGGCATTAAATTGTTTCCACTAGCAGTGATAGAAAACAACCCACCTAAATGGGGCCACTCTCCTTCCGTTATTATTTCAAAGAAAGTAGTTTTTACAATTTGTGCTATCTGCAAAGACTCAACACTATCCGTAATACTATTAACAGTATCGCTATCCATGTCAGATAAAATATCTTGTACTATATCAAGCAATGTTAATTTCGCCATTACGCTTCACCTATTGCAAAGTTAAGTACTTCACTAACAAAACCTGTAGTATTGTCTGTGTTTTCTACATACAATTCTACATAATCATTAGTCTGCAATGTTACAATAGCCATACACGTAGCAGGAGAACTTATAGAAGTAGATGTAAAGGATCTTCTAGTTTTGCTAGCTATAATAGTAGTGCTATTTTTAGCTATATAAAAATTATATGTAGCACTTCCTGAAGCAGAAGTTCCTGACACATTAAATAAACACATAACTTCTATTGGTCGAATTCCAATATAAGTAGCTCTGCCTGAAGAATTAATTATAAATTGATCTTCATGAGCAGCAACCCAATTACTAGTACCATTAATTTTTGTAGGAGTATTAATAGTAGTAATCGTTGTGGTTGTTTGTGTATGCATATACCCTTGTGCATTACGAGTAGAGGATGTTAAATTATGGTTGTCTTCATAATTCCATCTGATGTCATTGCTTTGTGCATTAAGAACTCTATTAGTTACACTAGCATTAAATGTACATGCATGAATTCTACCAACATACCCACTATTAATATTTCCAGAATTGGCTGCTAGAATAATATGATTAGTTGCAGAAGGATTACTAAATCCACATCTAACAAAACTACAAGTATTAAATGTAGCAGCATCTAAATCAATAGCTTTAGTATACCCAGAAATAAAAGACACCAAATCAAAAATACAAATTTTACATATGCCAGAAAAAGTAACGCCTATAGCACAAGTAATTACAGCACCTTGATCCCAAAATAAAGAGTACCAATTATTAAAAGTACCAACAGATACACAAGAATTAATTGTAAGTTTATTAATATAAACAGAGGAAAATTCAGCAGGACTACTAGTGCAAGAAAATACATTGCCTGTAGTTGCTGTCAAAGCAAAATTAGATAGTGAAAAACTTACACTAGATGTAAAAATATTTCCTGTATTACTAGAAATTAATACGGAGTATGCGCTACCACCACCAATAATTGAACTATTTACACCCATTACAAATACATTGTTTCCAACATTAATACTACCATCAAGATAGTATTCTATGTTAGAACCAAGAGTAATAATGCCAGCTACTGGAGTAGGAAAATCAGAAAGACTTTTTACTACAACTCTCGAAGATAAAACATTAGTTTCAAGTTGCCAAGAACCTGATCCATTTCCATCTGCTTTATATATAGTGTTGACCGAGGCAGTACTTATACCTTTAGGCTCATGCCTTTCACCATCAACAATATCAACGTGCTCAATAGCCATATCTTCTCCAATTAATTAAAGGTTGGGGGGGCTTTACACCCCCCTTCCATTTAGTTACCTACTTTTTCAACGGTGTACTCTACAACAAGGCGAGCCTTGCCAGCAGTGTATGCACCAGTTGCAGCAACTGTGAGCTTGCCATCAGCAGCACCTATTGAAAGAGCACCGCCAACAAGAGCACCATTGCAAACTACAACATCTCCACGAGCATCGATGGAAGCAGTTGCTACAGCACCTGCAATACCATCAGCATCAATGACTGCACCAGCACTTGTGTACAGACCAATGTTGTATGAAGTACCACCAGCAAACGGCGTAAGAACCTCTAGACGAGCAGAGACAATCTTAGCGTAAGCAGGTAGACTGACACCTAGCGTGTCGTCAGAGGCTACTGGAAGATCATTATAATTAAATGTCCATTCAGCAGTCTTGACTAGACCTGTGTCATTGCCAGCACGACCATACTTACCAGTAGTAGATCGTGGGCCATAGTGTACGGCAACGCCTCGTACAGCAGCAGTTTCAATACTCATATTTTATACTCCTTAGTATGCAGTTGCAGAGGTGAGGATTACACCCAGCGTATCAACACGCTGTGCGCCAAACCCAAATCGTGCAGAGGTTTGGAATCGATCTTCACGTAGTTCTGATTCACGCCATCCTTCCACAGAAGGCTGTCGTCGCCATGCTCTCATCATTGGACGACAGTTATCGTCAGCAATACACATAGCAATGTTAGCTACGTTACCAGCAACACCAGTAACAACAGCACCATCACGATCAGTTACAGAAGTCAAGTCGCCAGAAGTAACAGCCAAACGATTAGAAGTGTAGATATCCCAACCAAAGATGTTCTTCAAGAACTTGTGTTCACGTTGGAAACCCTCAGTAATTACACCTTCAAACATTGGGTTATTAGATACGTTAACCAAATTAGAAATGCTATTGATTGAAAGTTCCACAATGGGATCTACAAACATTACACGACCAGAGCTAGGTACGTTAGCCTTATCGAATGCAAACTTCATGTAAGCAAAGTCCATTAATTCCATTTGCAAATTAGTACCGCCACCATAGTAACGGTGCTTAACAGCGTTAACCAAGTTCAAGCTATTCTCTACTTGAGCATCGTAACAAGCCTTAAGGAATTTAGTTTCCATATTTTCTTGAATAGCACGAGTCGATTCCATTGCCATTGCAGCAGCAAGTTGATCAATTTGTGAACCGTCTTCTCTCAGCTCATCTGATACAGACCATGCATCACCAATGTAATCAGTGATAGTGAGCTGTACAGTGCTTGAGTCGATTGGGTTAAAGGTCATTGCTACGCCTTCTTGGACATCCTGAATGGTACGAGTACCAACAGTTTTAATGTTCAGGGTAGTGCCTTGACCAAAGTCTGAGACATCACGAGACAAACCTTCAGGCAACATGCCATCTTGCAAGTTCTCAATAATGAATTGTGAATATTGTTGCGCTTCAATAAACGCAGTACTGTTCCCAGTATTTTGAGCAGCCATAATTTATTCCTCTATTGTGCAGTTGGTTTTGCATTACGCCAAGCATCAACCATTTGCTTTGTAGATGCCCCAAAGGGAACCTTAGCAGAACGTGATTCTTGGTTATTGTGTTGCATAGCTTCCGTATTAATACTACTAAAGGTCTTGCCGGGAAGACTGGAAGTCTTGGTAGTAAGTCCCATAAGTTTTAATACAGCAGAAGGAGCTGTTGCTGCAAGAGAATTAACTTGTTCCATACTTAGTCCTGCTTCTTTAGCAGTGGTATAAAACATCTCTTCAGCCTTATCTCCATATACCTCATTTACTTTAGAAACAACGGACTTTAAGTTGTTCTTCTGTAGTTCGGCAGTTTGTCGAGCAGTTAGTCTACTATCAACTAGTTGCTCTATTTGCGCTAGATCAACAGTGCCAACAGAGGGTGTCTCTGGTTTTTCTGTAGTCTTGCTTTCGAGACGTTGAAGCACTTCTTCCGCAGATTGTCTGCGAGCTACTTCTGCACGTAACTCTTCCATCTCAGCTTGAAGTTTAGAGATGTGTTCGTTAGCGTGAGGAAGACTCTTTAATGCAGATGCCACATCAGAATACTTCTGTCTACCATCTTCACTCTTTATAGTTGCAAGCAGGTCTGCATACGCATCCATAGTCTTTGAAGGTTCCTGACTTTGTGCTGTTTCAGTCTCAGCCTGTGGCTGGGTAGCCTCAGATTCAAATATACTAGCTTGGTCAGCCATTTGTACTCCTATGGAATTAGATCCATTAGTTTAATTAAAGTTCTTTTACTTCCTAATTGGTCAGCTTGAAAGAAAGGCCACGAATGTAAGTCGTATGTGTCTTTGCTTAACATACTCTTATCAATAGATCGAATATCTTCTTCAAGAATGTTCTTAAGAACAGAAAAGATATCAACAGCATTCACTAGTCGAGTCTCAAATTCTTTCTTTTGACCATCCTTTAAGTGTTTCGTCCATCGTAAAGATACACTCACTTATTTTTCCTTTTAGTTTGTGATGCTTTGATGGCTCTGCCTTGCTTCTCGGCATCTTTCTTTTTCTTATAGACTTTGCCCTTATCGCCATACCGATAACCATCAACTTTCTTAACGGGCATTATTGGATCACCTCCTGTGGTTGTTCAGGGGGAAGTCCCCCATCTACGGGCGTTGCTTGTTGCACTTGCGTTTGCTCTTGTAGACCATTAATTAATTGTTGAGTTTCAGCTTGCTCAAAGATAGCCACATTCTCACGAATGACTGCATACTTTTCCCACCCAAACAATTCTTCTACAGCTTTAGCAAGGTTCTTAGTAGATACATGAGGAGCTATCATTTGCCCTACTGGGCTACCAAATACTCCAGCCATATTTTGTACAAGCTGTGCTTGCGCAGCAAAATGACTTGATCCTAACGGACGTAACTTACCACTAGCCTTAATGTCTTCCTTTGTCACAGACAGAAAGTCTGCCATTCCAAGTTCATCATCAAGTATACGTACTACATCCGCACCTACTAAGTTCCTTCTTCCCACCTCAAGCATAATATTAAGGATAGGCTCAATAAATTCTTTCTCAAACTTACCAATCTTATCTTGAAACAAACGACCAGCAGCATTCTGCAACTGTTGCACTTCAAAAGCAGTCTTCTCTCCGGGAGTACGAATACCCATAGCTTCTCTAGGAGCACCTGCCATCTCATCCATTAAGCCCATCAAGTAAGCTATCTCATTATTAACTTGGAATGCAGCTACGTTAGGAGATAGTAATTGTATAGAGCCATCTCCATCTGAAATATGAATCTCTGCATCTGGACCCCATTCAAATGCTTCTACATCACCAGTAATTACTTTAGGTGGATGTATAGTAAGGTCAAGAGCATCAGCCTTTAAATTTTCTAAGTGGTCAATACGGTACTGCATACCAACCAAGTTTTCTAATGGTCCCATAGCATACAAATTATCTGGACGTTCTCTCCAACCAACATGAGCACGAGCACCATGCCCTAACCATGAAGGATTCTTTTCTTTACGAGCTATGTACTTACGATCAAGTACTGTAATAGTGTAGTTCTTATAAAAAGAACTAGACTCTTGATCGTATATGTCACCTTCAAATTCTAAAATTTCTACATACCCTGATGTGTAATACTCATGCATACTACCAAAACCATCAAGCAAATAACCTTCAGCTTTATCCAAGTCACTGTCTTTGTATCCACCAAGTAATGTACGCACTTCTTTAATTTTTGCCACAGCAACTGGATCATAGTTGAGGTCTTCTCTTTCTTTTAGATCTTGTTCTAACTCTCCTATAGACTTAACATAACGGGTAATCTTGGGACTACTAACAAAGCTAGGAGCAGTAGGGTTAAATACAATATCAAAGGGAGATGTTCGTATAAGTTTTGGCCCAACATACCCTTTAATAATTTCACCAGTTTCACTATCTGTGACTTCTTCATTAACAAATATAACTTCTCCAAATACATTTCCATAATCTATATAGTCATATAGTAACTTAGCGATAGTCAATTCAAAACCAGAGTTCTTTGTTTTATTCTTCATGTAAGATTCAATGCCTTCACGCTTAGTTCTTACATCATCATTTAAATTATCACCTTCCCACTTCATCCAATCGGGATTGCTAAACAAAGCAGCCATATAGTTTGCATGTAAATTATCTCTAAGCTGTGCTAACTTAGGTGTAGTAGTAGAGTTCTTCCAAGGAAGAGTTCTATTACTAGTAGTAGAAGTGTCAGTAGCAAACAAAAAATTTCTTAGCTCTTTCCATTCTTCTTCTTTAACATCTCTTTGTATTTTCCATTGAGAATACATAGACACAATGTCTGAAGCTAATACTTCAGGACGTAGTATGTTTCTCAACTCTAAAATTTTACCTGCCAAAGGACACACCTCCAAATCTAGAATGACTTATAACATTACTATTCTTTGTTTTCATATAACCCATTCTCTTAGGTGGAATAGCTATCTCAATAGCCGAAGTGAGGGCATCTTTTATGTCGTCATGCGGAGGATGAGATGCTGTAAGTTCTTCCTCAAGAGTTTGACAATTACCACCCCGATAGTGCCACATAGCATGATTGTCATAACGAGGCTCAAGCACAGAAGCAATACGCTCTTGCTTAGATCCTTCATGTCGATTAGGTCTGTGGTCCTCGACTGCCAATGCAAGGCCATACTGTTTAATCTGTTCTTTAAGCTCTCGTACAATTGCTTGCTGTGCAACAGTGACTTCTGCACGTATTTTCCTAAAGCCCCATTTAATATTAGCTTGCATAATCTTTTCAAAATATTCTTTAATTCTATCTGTCTTAAATCTTTCCACATCCATGACATAATAGTTTCCTTCAAAGTCTACCCCTACAACTACTATAGCCGTAAAGTCTGCTTTCTTTTTTAAACTAAATGCAAAGTCTATTGCTGCAAATACATTTAGTTTTCTGTCCCTATAAAACCAATACCCTTCATCTTGCTTCAAATGTTTTCTATCGTAGTACTGAAAGTTGTTAGCACTAATACCTGAACCAGTAGGATCATTAGGATTGTTGTAGTACTGTGCGTAAAACTGAGTCTTGTCTAAGTACTGCCCTCTCTTCTTGGCTAGTATCTGTGCATCAAAACCAAACCACTTACCGTCTGCTCTACGCATCTTAGGCCAGAGGAACTGCCCTCGCCCATCACCCTGATCTTCTACAACTCTTTCAAATATCTCGTATATATTATCTGAACCAATCAACTCCCCGTCACTATCGTAGATGTCCTCCTGCATCTCCTGTAGATCGCTGTAGAGATCGCGAGGATGATACCTAGTACCTACTACCCACTCGAGTGCTCCGGGGTTCTCAATGGACGACAGGAGGCTATACTGCGTCCTTACCTTGTTACGTCCATCTCCTGTGTATGCATTCTCCTGTACGATCACATCGTCTAGTACTGCTATGTCACAGTGCAAGCCTGTGATACTCGTAGTCAATCCAGCAGTAAAGATCGTAGGATCTCGTACACCTTCCTGCTTACGCTTAGGGTGATCTACTGAGATCTCTCCAGTAGTCCACTTCTCTCTCTTCCCCTCTTGTAAGTTGACCATCTCAGGCCAGTACCTAGCGTAGATCTTGCTAGTTAAAATGTCCTGTATCGCTTTCAGTTGCTTCTCAGCAAGGTTTGCAGTAGAGGAGATGTAAAGTATTGTCACCTCTGGGTGCCTAGTAATCTCCCAAGCTACCCGATAAGCAATCATTATGCTCTTCTGATGACCTCGTGGCAGTAATGTCAGTTGGTGTGTCTTAGCATCTGACCTATTCCACCACTCAATCAACTCCTCATGTATGTTGCCTAATAACCTATGAGGAGACACCAGCTTAATGAATGTAAGCAGGTCTGCTTCGGCAGCTTCTTTAATGTCTTCCTTCGTAGTTTTAGCCATTAGTATTAAAACAACATCCTTTTATTCATTATTCTCTTCTACCACATCAAGCAACGCTTTTAAGTTGTCAACATACACAGCGTTTGCTGCTTGTACGATGTCGTATTCAGATTGCAGATCAGCCATCTTTTGCTGGCATCGTGAGAGCTGGCCGACAATAGTTTTTTGTTGATCAGTTAAGTCGTCGAAGTCGTAATCTTTGTCATCAATCGTTATCGTTCCCATCTTTTTCTCCACGGTTAAAATTTAATACTATCACCAGCCTTGTTGATTACCAAGGCAGCGGCGTAACTTCAGCAGTATGCACGGCTGCGCAGATTGCCTGAACCTTTGCCGACTCATTTGAGTAGTCATCGCCGGGGGCTATAACG